CCTGACGGCGCATGGACAATTTCAAACCATCCATTGCCTCTCGCACGCCCAGCGTGACGGCACGCTCTGCTGTAGCGAATTCGGCCTTCATGTATTCCTGTAGCTTTCCCTCAAAGGCAGCTTTAAGACGCATAGGCCTCAATCCTCAGTACAAGCCCGTGTTGATCACGCACAGGTTCACCCTGCGCCACATAGGTTTTGCCATCGATGATGATTTGATAGATTACCTTGGCAGGGTCGATTTCCGACAAGCGCAGCTCAAACAGGTCTGTGCCTGTATGCACGCGCGTATCCATGACATCAACAACCCTGTCAGGGAAACGGTGAATGACCGTTGCATCGGCCTCGGTATTGTCCCGAAAGACGAGATGCGCTGCCCGCCCGAATTTGGCGAACAGCGCATCTACCGCTTTGGAAGCTGAGGCTTGGAAGCTCATTCTTCCTTACCATCTTTCTGGAAGATTTCCCATGCCTGGTCACGCTGCTGGGCGGTGATATTCGCGCCCAGCAAGGCTTCGATGGCCTCCACGTTCGGCTTGCCGTTCTTGCCGTAATCCTTGGTAGGATCAAGGCCGGAAATCGCCTCGACAATATCTTCAATCGTCGGGACGGGTTTACCGCCCGCAGGCGTGGTGGCCGTTTTTGCCGGAGTGGATGCAGACGCAGCCTTTTCCTGTCCTGACGTTGCGAAACCGCGTGCGATAAGGCGTTCGGCCTCATCGTCCGCAATGTCCAGCACTGCGCCAGGCGCATGGTCTTTGCCGTTAACGTGCAGAGTGATGATCGCTTTGATTTTCATGGCCATCCCTCCTTAGCGTACCGTTGCACAGAACGAAGCGTTCGGGCGGTAAGGAACGATAAGCGGTGCGGATTGCAACAGCAGCCAGCGCACGGCAGGGTCTTCCTCCAGCCACGATTTCGAGAAGAAGCGCTGCGCACGGTATCCAGCCTTTTCGTCCTGGATAGCGCCATAGCAACGTGTGCCTTCCAATTGAGTCGGGCTGCCGATCAGCACGGTGTAATCCGGCAGGAGTTTCTGGACAGCATCGTTGTCGTCAACGTAGCGGTCGTTATAGACCCAGAAATCCAGATCGCCGATAGTGCCGACATAGCGTGCCAGATCGTTGCCCTGGCCAAAAGCAATCGGTCCCAGCGCCAGATCTGCCGCATCACGCAGGCGGCGGATATCCAGCAGCTTTTCCACCTTGGGATCGGCTTTGAACACGCGCCATGCCAGCGCATCCATGATCACGGTGCGGCCCACCGCGCCGGATTTTTCTTGAATGCGGGCAACCCAATCTTCGAGGTTGTCCAGCGCATTCACGCCCGTTTCGCCCCAGCGACTGCCGCCCGCCAGCCCCACCGTCAGGGACGGATCGCGCTGGAAGTCCACGACCACGGTCGGATACTCGTCGCCCGTGACAGTGATGCGCCCCGTGCGCAGAGCTTCTGATGCCATGACTTCCTCGCGGCGCGTCAGGTTTTCCAGCTGCTTGGACAGGGTGCGGTTGATATTGGCTTCCAGACGTTGCTGCGGGGACAGCGTGCCGCCGATTTTCTCGCCAATCGAACGCTTGAACGGGCGATTGGGGTCAAAGCGGCGCTTGTCCTTGGCATAGGCAGGCTTGAAGCTCTTGGTGGTAAAACCTTCGTCATCCACGACCTTACCGGCAACCAGCGGCGAAACGAACGGTGTCAGCTTCGGCTTTGATTTGTCGATGTCGAAGTGGATTTCTTCGGAATCCTCTGTTTGTTCCTGACCGAAGAATACGTCGAGCAGGAAGGAGCTGGGACGCTCCAGCTTTTCCACGACCTTGGTCAGAACGTGGGTATTGAAAATGTCGATAGACATGGGCTTTCTCCTTTTTGAAAGATCGGTTTATTTCTGGTTGCGGCGCAGATAGACGTTCTTGGCCCGCAGCGCGATGCGCACGCTGTCGAGCGTGTGACCAGCGCCCAGGACGAGAGCGTTTTCGTTGAATTCGCCGCTGAAATAGACGACGGCTTGAACATCATTGTCGGCGGCGTTGGCGCGTTCAGCCAAAATGGCATCCGGCGTCTGAGAGCCATCCGCGCTTGCCGATGCACTGAGTTTGAATTTGCCGTTGGCGGTGATGCGGCCAAGCACTGCACCCTTTGCCAGATCAGCGCCTACGGCAATCGTCACCACACGCTCAACGCGTGGGTATTCGCCTGCCAGCAGATTGTCAGGGGTGTATTCCCCCTGATCCTTAAAACCTTCAGCTTTTGTCATGGTTTTCTCCTTGTGTTACGGGGGTTAAACGGCGGCGGCGATACGGCTGGCAACCGCATCGACATCGTTGGCGGCATCGTCGCTGGCAGGCGTGATGGCGGGATTGGGCATGGAAGACATGACCTTTTCAAAAGAGGTCGTTGCCTTCGGTTCTTCGACAGGGGCGCAGGCCAGAAGTTGTCGAGCTTCCATGGCATGAATATCGGTATTCAGCGCCATTTCCTTTGCGAGCTTTTCACGGCCTTTAGCTTCTTCACTGCAAAGAATGTCGTTCAGACGTTTCTTTTCAGCAGATGCACCCTCACGCGTGAGGGTGGCAACCAGGTCGGGGTGGTCTTTTTTCAAGGTTTCGATATCCATCGGCTTTTTCTCCTGTGTTGATGGGGGTTGGTTTTGGGCATTAAAAAAGCCCTCTGTGCGAGGGCTTTTCTGAGGGGAGGAAAGTTCGGCTATCAGTCCTTCAAGGCTGCCGATCCTGTCGGCAAGACCGGCGCTGACAGCCTTTGCGCCGATCATCACATCGCCACCGCCATAATGGTTCTGCACATTTTCGGCGGACACATTTCGGTTGCGAGCAATGGTTTCGATAAAGACGTCCGCCATACTGTCGATGCGGATTTGCAAACGGCTGCGGCCATCATCCGTGGTGGGATCAAGACGTTTGTGCGGACTTTGAGAGGAAACGATCTCCACGGCTTCCGCCGATTTTCCTGATTTCCCTTGATACATGCCGACCACGCCGATTGATCCCAGCGCTGAGGTTTCAGAAACCACGATCTCGTCAGCGGCAGAGGCAATCCAGTATGCACCGGATGCCGCGTCGCCAGACGCATATGCCACGACAGGCTTCTTGCCTCGTGCGGCAAAGACCATGTTGGACAATTCCGACACGCCATTCACTTCCCCGCCTGGGGAGTCGATATCAAGGATGATGCCCTTGATTTGAGGGTTTTCCAGTGCTGTCGTGAAATCACGAGCGATCAGTTCGTAACTGGACGCGCCGCTGATCATCGTGAATAGGTTGGCGTAGCGGAACAACGGCCCTGTGACTGGAATGATTGCCACACCGTCGCGTTCTGTCACGCTGTAGGTGTTTTGCAGATTGCGGCCAAGTTTGGCGGCCACCGCCTGCGGGCTTTCGTTTTCCCGCGCGGCGATTTCCAAAATCGTATGCAGTGCCGTTTCCGTGATCGCCCACGGCTCACCGGCGATGCGGTTCCAAATCCTCATTTTCTTTCTCCTGATCGTTGCAATAAAAAAGCCGCCCGAAGGCGGCTGCTACAATTTGTAAATATAAGCTAAGTTTTCATCTGGTTAAAAATTGAATGAGCTTCTTCTATAATCTCCTCAAGCTGGACAATATGTTTTTGAATATCCTTCTGTTGTTTGTACAAATCTTCCGCGAGAATTTCGGCTTCTTGTATCTCAGTATCATTTTTGGAAAACGATAAAATTGATTTTATATGACCTAGCGAATTTGACGCTTTGTTGCCTGCAACCTTATTTTTGATTGCTACGCTATACCATGCATATGCTCTTTTCCTGTCTTTAGCTAAAGATCCTGGAATACCGCTTTCATAGAAAGAAGCGAGAGTTTGTTGTGCTTCAGGACAGCCTGCTTGAGCTGATTTTAGAAAATATTCCGCACCAATTCTTTTGTTTTTCTTTGTGCCATTTCCAAGAAAGTAACACCATCCCAAACTTAACAAGGCCTTAGCATTGCCTTGTTTTGCGGATAGCTGATACCACTTAAAAGATAAATCAGGATTTGCTTTGATAAGCTTTCCTTTCCCATATAATTCACCAAGTTCATAATGGGCATCACTGGAGCCTGAAAGCGCATTTTGAATAAGTGATCTAAAATCAGGAATATTTTTCATGGTTAAATTATAATAATTATTATCCATTTTTCTAGGGGGCTCTTTTTGTGGTCAAAATGCTGTTCACATCATTGATCGAAAGCCCCAGCTCCATGATCTTGGCTTTCTCACGCGCGAGCTGTTCAAGAACTTCTTCCCAATCCAGTCCCTGCGCAGCGCATTCATCTTCCAGCGTGGACAAGCCAATCTGCATACGGAGCTGCGCAGCTTTAGCTTCTTTGACAGGGTCAACCCAGCCACGGCCAGGGCCAATCCATTTGCAACGTGTCCATGCCGCACGGCGTTCATAAAAATCAGGGGCATCTACGATGCCCCGATTGATAGCTTCTTCCAGCCACAGCTCATAAACGGGTTTTGCCCAATAGGAAGCCATCCATTGGCGGCGGGCGTTGAAATATCGCCATGCTTCCAGCAATGCTGCCCGTGCGCTGGAATAATTTGTCTTGCTGAAATCCTTCATCAGCAATTCGAACGGGATATTCAGACCAGCGCCGATGTGGCGCAGGACGTTCTCGACAAATTGACCGTAACCACTGTTCGGGCGGCTGGGTGTGAACGGTGCGACCTTGTCGCCTGGGAACACGGGAATGATAGAACCGCCCTGTAGGCGAATGTCCCATTCATTCCGCGCGGCCAGATAATCATCCACCGATCCACCGAACATCTCGCCGATTGCTTCGCCATCCAGCGGGGTTTCGATAAAGGCGGCGATCATGGCGTTGACCACGGCTGCCTGTAGTTCCGAACGCTCGTAATGGTCGAGCATTTTGAACATTGGCATGATGGAAGTCAGCAGCGGCTTTCCACGGTGCTGGCCCGTGCGTTCCTTGTCATGAATATGCAGGACACGTTGACGGCCAAA